TGTCCCTCCAGTTGCGCTCGCTGTCCTTCAGGGCATCCAGCAGTGCCTGATGCTTGTAGAGGTCCAGGGTGAGGGTCAGGGTTGCCATCGGGTTCGCTTGTGAACTGAGATCAGTCTACAGGGTCAGAATCAGAACTCCAGGGCATCGAGGGTCGGTTCAGCGATTGTCATACCATTGTCGGTTTCGGGGTTGCTGATGGTCTCCAGGATCTCCAGGAGTTGGGCACCGTTGGATCCAGAGCGCAGCAGGGACAGGGCGAGGTCGCGGGACATTGGAATCGTTTGTAGTGTGGTTGTTTGGCGGAGTCTTTTGAGGGCGCTGCCTTTCCCATTGTATCAGAGGGCGCCTTGAGCGTTTAGGATGCCCCAGGCAACCTCAAACCCGTTAGGGGTGCGGTAGATGCCCAGATAGCGGTTGCCGATGCTCACTGCTGCTGCCTCATCACGGATACGAGCACGGGGGTCGATGGCAGCGTAGAAGATCGGTTCAATGAAGCGAGGAGTGCGGATCAGCATCAGAGGCGTGGGGGTTCTGAGCAATTGTAGCAGATCAGGGGTCAACCCAGGAAGGTGGCAGGGTTCCCGTAGTCTGCGATCACCATGCCGTTCTGGCGGATCTCACAATACCCATACTCATCACTCAGGTCATAGGCGAGGTCATAGGCGCGGTCCGCATCGGTGGTGGTGTTCTCCCAGGGAGCGGAGGGGCAGATCACGTCGTAGCGCATTGGTTTCGTTTGAACTTGAATCAGTATAAGGGGTCAAGGTGGGGGATCAGAGTCCCCCCTGTGCCACTTCAGAAGGCGATCAGTTGGTCGATCTCCCACTGGTCAACAGCAGGCACACAGTCGGTCCGACCGAGTTTGGCGATCAACCACTTGTTAATGTGCTTTGATGTCGTGGCGCTCGTCTTGGACAAGGTGCGGACCCATCCCCGACCAGGGATGAGGGCAGCAACGGGGGTCGTGTAGGAGATCAGGATCTCAGTCCCGTCTGCCAGCATGACCTCGGTTTGGTTGCTGCCGATCTGTCGAATGCGCATTGGGTGTCGTCTGAACTGGAATCAGTATAAGGGGTCAGGTAGGGTGCTTAGCGGCAGTCCTGTGACACTTCACACATTGCCACTGCCAGGCGGTCGGCGTTTGCTTTGGTGATCTGAGCACCTGCTGATAGGACGTTGCCACCGATCCACAAGGCGATGGCACAGAAACCAAGAGGGAGGATGGAGCGCATCAGTGAGTCAGAAGGTGTGGAGTGCTGCTACTTTATCATAGAGTTGGGCAAGGTCAACGCCAAGGCGCTCGCTTACCTCATCCCAGTCGTCGTGGAATTCAATCAGATCCAGCAGAGCACGGATCTCATCTTGAGTGAAAGAGGTGAAGGTCTCAGAAGTCATAGTCAGCAGCGAGGTAGTCGTTCATATTGAAGGATTCATCATCCTTCAGTTCGGGAATGTCAAGGTCGAAGATCTCACCAGGCATATCCTGGATCTCTTGCCACAGTTCGTCAAACATTGGGGTTCCTCTCAACAGAATCAGTATAGGGCACGGAGAGGCACCCACAAGCGCCTCTGTGCCACCTCAGCGATTGTCACCAGGTCTTTGCCAGGGTGAAGTTGTAATAACTGAAAACTTCACGATTAACCAGTTTAAACATACCAAACTCATTGGTCATTACATAACCTTCACCAACGATACGCTCGCCGTTGATGTATGCTTCAGGTCCATCATTGCGCAGCAGGAATAGGCAATCCTCCTTAATGCTCTTAACCAGTTTCCACAAGCGAATCAGGTTAGGATCACAATCAAAGGCATCATCCTCAACGGGGCGTTGCTCACGGATGCAAGCGTTAAGTTGCTTTTTCAGTTCTGCCAGTTGCTTACCATCAACGAACTCACAAGTGGTTGACATTTGGCGGGCGAACTTGCACACCTCCTCAACATCAGCGAATGAGGTTTGATTGTGAGCAATGTAAGCATCAGGTTTCACGAACAGGCAGGCATCAGTGCTGTCCAGGTTCACCATCAGTGGCAGTGCCCAACTATCGCGCAGGTCATCGTTTGCCTCATATACTGTGTGAGGGGCAATGATAATCTCCTCAGTGATTACCTCTGGGAACTTATAGGTGATGGTGTTTGGTTTGTATTCATCCGATCCGCCGAACCCGATGAAGTCACCTTGGATAATACGCTCAGTGCGAGGCAACCAATCAAGACACTTGTGCAGAATTTCTGCGACACGACCCACGTGGTTCTGATCAATTTCATCGTGTGTGTGGTTGATCTTAATCTTTACTTTGTTGAAGACACTTTTAGTGCCAACGAAGAACTTACCATTGGCGGGGTTGGTTCCCCAAACAATAGCGGGAGCGCCATCAATCTTGACGCTGAGAGCGCCAGGATTAACGAACCAGTCCAGAACATCAAGGTCGCCCGTGAGGATAGCATCTTCGGGGTGTTCGAGGTGTTTGTTTTGCATGTGCTTAGTATGGCAGGTCCTGATGGGTTCCACAAGGGGGGTTGTGCCACTATGCCAACTGGTACGAAAGGGCGCGAAAGTTCTGAGTCCATCCAAGGATAGCGCGGGTGGATGTAGTCTCATCAATGCTAGTCTCTTTCAGATAAGACTCAAACTCCTCATCATCCATCACAGACAAGGCATACAATGCGCTGTAGGATGATGGCAGGTTGTAGTTAGATTCGCGAAGAACTTTAAGGCGGGAATCATTCAGAACCAGCAGAAACTTGCTCCAAACTTTTGTATGAATGTTGAAAGTCTTTTGAATCTCTTTTACATCAGATTTGCTGAAAGATGCGGAGATGGCAGACATCAATTGTGCCAGGTTGAATACATCCTCAGAGGTCGTTCCAAAACGATTGCCACGAGCGCCGTTGGCAGCGAGTTCGGCGCGGAGGAGTTCGCAGAGGTCGATCATTGGGGTGATTTGCTTACAGGACTAGTATGGAGCAATGGTAGGGAGTTCGCAAGGGGGGTTGTGCCACTAGGTCGACTGGCACGCGGGCGGCCGCCGAGTTTGTATAAAGAACTGCGCGTCAGATGGACATATCTTCCGATCCCCGTAATATGAGATCTTTGACCTTACAATTAAGTGACCTTTCAATCTTTCTAGCAAGTGCAACGACATCATCAGACTCCCATACAGTTCTGGTGATGTAACTACCAATCTTTTGGAATTCATCATCACTGAGTACAATTGGATTGCCATCATCATCTAACTTCTCAAACTCAATGTCTTGAATTAAAAAATACATTTTAAGCGCACAAGATCAATTGTAATTTAGCATAAAAAAAGGGGGGAATCAACCCCCCGTGTGATTCAGTAATCGCTGAAGATTGCCACCTCACGATAACCCTTCCTACAAGCGGTGAAGTCATAACGAAGGTTGTTATCGTAGGTTGCTTCCCAGTCAACCACAACGTGGGAGGGAACATCACCATACACATCGGCGGTGAACTGCTCAGCGAAATCTGCAGTGGATTCATACCAACCACGGAAACGCTCATCACATCCTTCGATGTCAGAAACGCAACCCATTTCACCGATCAGGGCATCAACGGCATCGTAACCGATTGCCTCACCACAACGAACATACTCCTCATAGTATGCAACGAAGTCGTTCTCATTGTAGGTGTCGATGAACTCCAGAATGTCATCCAGAGCATAGTTCTCCTCCAGAAGTTCATCAACCTTCTCAACAGCATCGGCGCTGAGGGTTTCTTTGTAGTTCACGGTGAGAGTGATGGACATTGGTTGGTGTCTCAGGAACGAATGTAATGTAGAACGGATTGGGGGGCAGCGCAACCCCCCTTGTGACAGTTCAGGGATTGTCCACTGCCTGGAGATGATTCATTACATCATCCTCCATAAGTTTCAGGTTTTGTTGATTCCATTGATCAACAATAATCTCACCTTCCTCATCATACAATTCGCTCAACCAGTAATCATAAAGCATCCGATTGTGTTGAGAAAGATTGTAGAACGCAAGTGAGATTGCGTCACCAATTTCAGAACTAATCATCAGTGAGTGTTAAGAACGTGAACGAAATCCAGAGAACAGACACACCAACCGGCATAATCTGTCACCTCTTCAACTAGAGCATCGGCAACAACTTCATCATCATCATCATCAACCTCCACCTCAAAGACATTACCAACCACAGAATCTACAACTTCTTGTTGTTGCTCTGCGGTGAAGTCTAAATCATCAAAATCAAATGAAACTTCGGTGACCTGAAGGGTGAGTGTT